CATTGAGTTTATCGGTCAAGACAAATAGCACTGTGCCAGTGTCAGACAATCCACAGCAAACTAATAGGGTAGGGTTGGGCTTTGGTGACAAGCTTGCGCTTGCACTCAACGGTCGCCTGCAGGACCTATGTGCCTGCGGCCGCACTAAGTCTAGTGCCCATCCCCAGTGCCCAGCGTGCGCCCGCTACTGTGGCCCTAGCGTCATCATCGTTGATCCTGACGGCCATCGTCATGCCGAATGCGGCCTAGTATCAGCTACTAATGTTATCAACGAGTACACTAAGGCCACTACGATACCAGACGGCGGGGGGAGTGGAGAACGGATATAGTATGGTACCGACCATCCCACAGGCCTCATAGGCTAGGAACTCTAAAATGCCACTTGCTACCGCATCCACACTGACTCCCAACTTGATCCTGCGTGGCGACCTCTTGCTGGTCACGCCCACTGCGCTTGCTGCGGTAAGTGGGGCGCCGAATACGTTGCCACAGGGCGGATTCTTTACGTTTGCGCCCGCGGGGGGCGGCGAGGACATTACCCTCCTGGTGAGTGCCGAGGGCGTGGTGTCGCCGCCGACGACGCTGACCGCAAATTTGTTGGTATCGGACAACAATGGGCTGACTTGGCAAACGTATGCCACGGCGTTGGCGCTTGTTACCGCCGCTGTTGCCGCTACGCAAAATGTGCTGCATTTGACGCCGGGCAGGCTGTATGGGATTGCGCTGGCAACATTGACATTGGGCGCGACCTGTACCGGGGTCAACATCTACGTGAGCGCCAGCTAAAATGAAACCGATAGTGCGAAAAGTGCGCGATTGCTGGTGGGTATTCAGAGGCCCTAAAGAATCCCGTATCATTGGATGGCGCTGCCTGAGCTGGCGTGAAGCCATCGAAAAAGCCCTCAATGTAAATCGGCTTCGATTGCTCGACCAGAGGTTTGTCTAGGTTACAATGTGCCGGCACCGCAGCAAATCAATCTCAAGATCCGCTTCCAGCCAAAACAGGGAGAACTCTGGCGGCTGTGGAATGATGCCAAATTCACCCGGGTTGGATATGGTGGTGCACGCGGTGGGGCTAAGTCTGGCGGCGGTAGACGCTGCATGTTGTTGCGAAGATTACAATACGCGAACACCACCGGCCTTATTTTACGTCGCACCTACCCCGAACTCTACCGCTCCCACATTGTCAAACTCTTTGAAGAGTTCCCTATCATGCGGTCCTGGTGGCGGCAAGAGAGCAAAGAGTTAATCATACCGAATGGCTCTCGCCTCTTTTTCGGTTCCGCCGAGCACGACAGCGACATGGCCAGCTATTACTCGACTGAGTTTGCCGACATCATGATCGACGAGGCCCAGGAGTTCAGCCAAAACGAGATGGAACGCCTAAGCGGGTCCTGCCGCTGCACCAGCAACAAGGACATCACTCCCGCCATTCTCTACACTTTCATGCCCGGTGTCAGTGAAACCGGACTCCCGCCAAAAGGACTTCAGTATCTCAAGCGGGTATTCGTTGATGGCGCCCGCCGCGGGGAAGAGGCCCGCCAACAGTGGTCATTCGTTCAAGCGTTTGCATGGGATAACATCGAGTGGGCTCGCAAGGAACTTGAAAAAGATGGTGTGGGCGAGGTCCAATTCTACAAGTGGACTCCTGAAGAACGGCGGGAGTATTTTATTAACAGGACCGAATTTGGCGCTGTTCTTGCCGCCATCACCGACGCCAATCTACGCAAGGCTTGGCTGGATGGTCGTTGGGATATATTCCAAGGCCAATACTTCAGCAACTTCGATTACGAACGCGACACTACGAGTGAGTTCAAAATCCAACCGTGGTACAGACTGTGGATAAGTGGAGACTGGGGCTACGAGCACCCGGCGGTATTCTATCTACACGCCGAGGACGAAAACGGTCTCGTTACCACGGTAAGTGAGTATTGGTCAAAAGGTGCCGGCGAAACCGTACTCGGCCAAACGATCGGTGCCATGTGGGGACAACACAAGATTAGTGCCTTCCAGTTAAGCTGGGACGCCTTTGGAAAACTCAATCCCACCACCCGCAAGTCCATTGTCGATATGCTCGGTGCCGCGCTGCCGAAGGGGATGCCCAAGCCGCAGCCGGCCGATGCCAGTCCAGGCAGCAGGATCTCCGGTTGGCGTCTAATGCACCAACTCATCGACAAGCGCATGTGGCAAATTCATCGTAGCTGCACACGATTGATTGAGTGCCTTCCCCAACTCGTTCGTGACATGGAGCGCAACAGCGAAGATGTGCTCAAAGTAGATTACAGTGACAGCTTCATTGGTGACGATCCTGCCGATGCAGCCCGCTATGGCCTACAGGGAATGGTGCAGGCGCCAATGCTCCCATACGACGTGGTGAGAGCGCGAGCACTGGCAACGGTGCCAACGCTGGCTGATGGCAGCGCCAACATCAATGCCATTCACATGCGTAGATTGCACCTCGATTCCCAGCACGCTAAAGTGTCGGGTCCGATAATCTTGCGTCAGCGAGCCCAACAGTTGCGGAGGCGACATGCAAATTAAGTTGCCCTTCGTCACCAAAGCCGAGTACGATGCCATTGTGGCGGCGCATCAAGAAGCCTGCGAGCGTGCAACTAAACTTGAGAAGCGCGTTGCCAAGCTCGAAACTATCATCGTAGAAGCTGTCAAGCGCACTCCCGGTGTTGCTGGCGACCTGCGCCGCCCCGTCAATACCTGGCGTACCCGCAGCAGCAACTTTACCAAACGATCGCAAACGGACCCGAGCACGTTCCCGCAAACGGAGGCATCGAATGTATCAGAGAAATGACGGTAAAATGACCGGGAATCATCAACAGGGAAGGCATTTCGACAAAATGTCCAGTGGCGCCGGGGGCGTACAAGGTCGTGGTTCCGGCGGTGGTAAATCGAAGGAAGGATCGCCAAAAGGTCCCGCCGAACTCGGTGGCGATGAGCAACACCAGACTCAGCCGCATCCCGTTACTGGCGTCCACGAAGTCCACATCAAATATCACGGTATGGGAGCTGCTGGTCACGAAAGTGGTGGCCATCATTTCAGCGTTCAGGCAATCGGAGAGCATGGTGAGCCTATGGGAGAAGCTACTCATCACCACAGTGCCTCCGATGCTCATGCAATGGCGCAATCTCATTTCCCCAACGATGGAGACGAAACAGGTGAAGAACCCGGAGCCGACACCCTTTCCGGCATCACTGGCGGAATGCCTGGCCAGAACGAAGAAGGGCCTCACCGTCGCGGCTATTAGTGATTGAACTGGTCAAATTCGCTCTCGGCAACAAAGCTACCCGTGTTGCAATCGGTAACGATGGTCCTTACCTCATTCATCCTTGGTGGGAACGGGGACTTAGGGAAAATGTAAAAGTTTTGGCGGCAGCAAAGCCGACAAAGATCAAACAGGAGAAAACGAATGCGTAACAAACTTCTCATCGCACTACTCGCCGTACTGGGCTTTGCTTCGGTATCGTTTGCCCAGGTATCCACATTACCTATCGGTTATACTCCAGAACACCGCGCCTTGGGTGTCTGGAACGCTGTATCTTACGGCACCTGGCAGGCTCGTATTGTCAGCGGCAACAGCGCAACGGGATCGAGCACGATGATTGTAACTACTCCCGGCCCGGTTGCCGACCAGTACACGCCTCCGCTTGCGGCCGTATTCTCCGTCAACGCACCGCTACTCATCTCTGATGGTTCCTCGGAAACGGTTACGCCCACAGCCGTGAGCATCGGTACCTGCCCTGTCGGTACCCCGGGTCCCATTGGTTCCCAGTGCGCCACTATCACTGCATCTTTCGTCAGTCTGCACGGGCAAAGCGCCGTCATTGTCTCTGGCAGCTACGGACTCCAAGATGCTATCAACGATGCTTTCTTGAGCGGCGGCGGAAACGTAGCTATTGACTCCGCATGGCAAGCTCTGGGTGGCACTGCCGCCATCCTCACCGCTGCTGTTCCTTATCCGAACGTAGGCATCGTTGACTATCGCTCGGGCGCTCCTAACTTTTGGAGTCCCCAAGCCTCCGTTGCCACTTTTCTCGCTGCCCCAACGACACTGGTAGCTGGTACGGCATCGAGCGGCACGGCAGCTTGCACGCCATCTGGTTCTTGTTTTGCTGGCGGCACCATTCACGTCTGCATCGCCTACGTTGACATCATGGGCAATGAGGGGCCGTGCTCGGGGGATTATTCCTTTGCCGACACTTCCGCCAAAGCCATCAACTTCGCCGCGCCGGCCGCTTCCACCGGAGCCGTTGGCTGGATTCCTTACGTGGGAATCGAAGCCGGCTCTGCCAGCAACGAATATGGCGCTCCTCTTGTTACCCAGCCTACGGTAATCGGTGTCTATCCTGTCTCCAACGGTGTTTGCACCCTGACAACGATTGAGACAGCCACACCAGCCTGTGCCGTTACCAACGCGACTTACAACCAAACTGGTTCAGCCGCGGTAGTGGCAGCGTATCCGGTAGTCACTGAGCAACAAGCATTCCAACTTGGCGGCGTAAGCTCAACTTCCTACTACGCTCCCAACACCATCGCCCACACAGCTTATTCCTATGTTCCTGGCGCTCACCCTGGCACGGCTGGACTTACCACGCAATCCGGCCCCGCGACAGTCTCAGCCGCGCTTGCATCCACCGTTCCATTCGTCCTTGGCTCTGTAGCCATCCCTCCCGGCTTTATGAACTACAAGGGGCGCGAGATCCAGATTTGCGGCTTTGTTACTGATGCCGCGGCCGAAGTCGATACCATTAGCGCCATCCAGTTCTGGTGGGACGCGAACGGCTCTAATGTCACTACCGGCATCCCCGTCCTTCTGGCCAAAGATCAGCTTACCCAAACCCTCACCGCCGCAGCCAACAGGAACTTCTGTCAAACCTTCGTTACCACAGTCACTTCAGCCTCCGCTACCGGCGGAACCATTCAAGCGCCCCTTGGATGGATGAGCGAATCCCAGACCGCCGCTGGTACGATCAACGCGATGGCAACAAACAACACCGCTGCTGCCGTTGGTTCTCTCAACCTTGCCGAATCCGCCCGCATCGACATCGTGTTCGTCGAGACCACCTCCACCGTCGATACTCCAAAGTTGCAGAACCTAACCGTTACCGTAATCAACTAAAATGCAGCACATAGCGGCGATGGCTAAGCCGGAATCCGACAAACTTAGCCACGCTGCTGTCCAGTACGAATCCCATTCAACCCATCACGGAGAGCATTGTGGCAACTGCACCAACTTTCTGCCGCCATCAAGATGTAAGGGAGTGAAAGCACCCGTGGCGGCACCTGGATGGTGCATGAGGTGGAAGGCCAAGTGATATGCGCTGCCTCTGTTGCCGCAACGATCGCTACCGCCAATGGTACCTGTGCTTACGCTGTATCGAACTCTTCTTTGACCAAAAGATAACCAAGTGCCAACTGAGCGTTTCAGTTCCAAGGAAGCCTACCGAAAATGGACAGCATACCGCCATATTCACGGGATCGCGGCACCGAACCTAAAGACGGCAGTGGTGGCCGGGAAGCCGCACAAAGTGAAGCACAGCAATCTGAGTCTGCGATTGAGTGCAATGAAGCGCGGCTGAGATGCATTAAAATTATCACAATCGTGCTCTCCCTTCTTTGCATTCTCGCTATCATCGCCATCATCGTTATCGTTTGGGGATCATAATTACAATGGCTAATTGGATCAAAGGGGCTATCAAGCATCCTGGGAGAGAAAAGCGAGCCGCTGCCAGAGCGGGAATGAGCACTTCTGCTTACATGAAAAAACACTCTTCAGATAGCGGCTCATCCGGTGCAGCAGCTCGCCTTGGTCTCCGTTTGAGTGCAATGAGTAAACATCGTGGACACTAAGGTTCAGCGCATTCAAATTACCCGAGCCGATTATGAGATGCGGTTTGGAAATCGTCCAGACGAAATGGCGTTGGGCGCCATCCTGTACATTGGGCCGGACGATAATCCCCAGCCTTATATGGAGTTCGTTTTCATGTCCACGAAGCAAGAAGTAGCAACACTCGAAAGGTTGTACTCGCTTGGCTGATTCCCAAACAACGATACCGGATTTGCAAGAGGATCTCGAATCCTTTGCTCCCGGTGCCCTTGGCCCCTCTGAATGTTATGGTGAAGAGTGGAAGCCGGAGGATACTGAAGCGACTGGTGAAGGTGAGCCCGGTGTCGATAAGGTAGTTTCTGCTGAGCTGCAAGAAGAGTTCCGCTTCCTTTGCCGCAAAGGTGCCGAAATGCACCGCTGGCCCAGGCGTATCGAAGTCCAGAATAAGCGGCGTAATCGTCTATACTGGGCCGGTATTCAGCGTCTCGCTTGGTCATGGGGACAGTTCAACTGGCAGATACCGTATCAAGGTCCTGTCACTCCCGGCATCTCGCAGGATGACAGCGCAGAACGCCCTCCAATCCTTGACACCACCAACATCTACCAGGCTTACGGCAGGGTGACGACAGCTCCACTAGTGCAGCAGAATCCCACAGTGCGATTCTTCCCGGTTGACCCTCATCAACCCTTGGATGTCAGTGGCGCTCAAACAGCAGAGAAGCTGAAGCTGCTTATCGAGCGCAATAATTCCATGCAGGAGAAGCGAGGAGACCTTGGCCGCTTCCTTTGGACCGATGGCCGCGTAATTGCCTATACCCGCTACGTTCTCGATGGGCAGAAATACGGTTTCGATCAAGGCAAGCCCCGCGGTCAAGAGGAAATTACCTTCTTCGGCGTCCTTGAAGGTCGCGTCCCCATCACTGCTGACTGTATGGGCGCCATGCCCATCGTTGACATCAGCATCGAAGAGGATGTGTGCCTCCTCCAAGCCATGTATCCGTGGATCGCTGGCAAGATCAATCCCGGCAGCGCAGCCTTCGGTGAGGATGAATACGATCGTGTTTCCCGCCTCAGTGTGCGCATGAGTGAGCGTATGCAAGTACTCGCCGGTGACGCTTACCAGCATCTTGCCACCCACAAACGCTGCTGGCTGCGCCCAGCCATGTTCGCCAAAGTGGTGGACAAGGATCACCGCAAATGGCTACTGCAAAATTTCCCTGACGGTGCCAAGGTGGTATTCGCCGGCAATTCCTTTGCCTATGCCCGTAACGAAAGCATGAACGATTGCTTATCGTTAATGAGACCGCTGCCCGGTGATGGTCAAGATACCCCTGCCTTGGGTGACGTACTCATTTCGGTACAGGACAGGGTAAATGATCTTCTCGACATCGAGATGGAAGCCTACGAGTACGGGCTACCAATGACCTGGCTTCATAATGAAGCCGTTGACATCAAAGCTATTCAGGATGAACGGTCTCAGTATGGCGACCACATGCCGATGACGCCGCCGGCCGGTCTCAACGTGCAGGACTGTATTGGTACCGAGCAAGGTGCCGTCATCAGTCCAGACATGATGAAGCACACCGATGATCTCCGTGGTTCTATTGCGCAATTCCTTGTTGGCTCTCCCCCCGCTCTCTACGGCGCCGAGATGGAAAACCAGAAAACCGCCAGTGGTTACGCAATGGCGCGGGACCAAGCCCTTGGTACCCTGCAACCTGTCTGGTTACGCCTCAAAACATTCTATGCCTCTATCATGGAGCAGGCTGTCCAGTGTGCCGCCAAGCATCGTGAAGATGACATGGTGCTCAATGAAGGCGACAAGATTATTGAAATCTCCCTGGAGGACCTGAAGGGCAATTTCAAGTGCTATCCCGAGGTAGATGAAAACTTCCCCGAGTCCCCCACGCAGAAACGCCAAGCCATCATTCAGATCCTCAACATGGCTGGCCAGTCTCCCATGCTGATGCAACAGCTACTCCATCCCGACAACTGGGTAGAGTTCAAAAAGTACATTGGGCTTGAGGACCTTACCGTACTCGGTGCCGACAGCGCCAACAAAGCCATTGCGGAGATACAGGAATTGCTGACCTCGGTTCCGGTGCCAACAATGACGATGCAACAGACTCCGCTCGGCCCTGTTCCCACTCCCGGCATCGGTCCTTCCATTCCCTTCGATCCTATCATTGACGATCCCCCGAATGAGTTTCCCGAATATCAAAAGTGGTTCCGTGGCAACGAAAGCCGATTGGCGAAATCGACCAATCCTGATGGCTGGAAGAATGTCTATCTTCGTGCTCAAGTGCTACAACAGCAGATTCAGCAGCAACAGGCACAGCAGATGCAGATGCAGATTATGATGGAGCAGGCAAAGAAAGCAAGGCCGACGCCTCCTCCGCATCAAGGTGGCGAAGCAGGCTCAGTCAAAGGTCAGCCAGAAGCGCCGCATCAGCCGCCGATACAATAGAGTTTCAGTAGGTGGGTCCGCGCCACTTGAAAAAGGGCGGTAATACTGAATGAGGTGAATTGAGAATGGCAACACTAGAAAGCCCTCTAACGGGGGCAGTTCCAAGTCTGGGAACTGATGCAAGCACATCCCCATCTACTTCTACTTCAGCAGTGGAAGAGTTGGTGGAAACGCCAAGTACAGAGACAGCACAACCTGGAGCTGAGTCTACCGAGACTGAACAGGCACCTGGCGGGAGTACCGAAACCGATACGGAAGCAGAGTTAAGTCCCGATGGCAGGGTAATCCCTATCAAGTATCGGGAACTGTTCAAGAAAGACCCGCAGCTAAAGTCACTCTTCTTTAGCGAGCGGGCCTACCGTACCGCTTTCCCTACTCCAAGCGAAGCGACGGCAGCGCGTGAACTCATTGACCGTGTTGGCGGCGAGGATGGTATCGCCAGTGTTGAGGAGCAAGAGTCAGAACGTGTTCGCCTCAACCAGCAATATACTTCTCCTTCCGTTGAGCACAAGCGTGAGTTTGTTCGCGGCCTCCTCAATGATAACGCCTCTGCGTTCAAGTCTATGGTCCCTGTGGCTATGGACGAGTACGCCAAGGCTGATCCTCAAGGTTACAGCCGCACGATGGCAAGGGTCATGGTCAACACACTGTCGCAATCATTCAACGGTGTGGGTATGTCCCGTGCCCTAAACTTCGTTCGGCAGAACCTCAAAACGAATCCCGACCAGGCGTTACGCGATCTTGAAGCAATCGCCTCCGAGTTTGGTCGTTTTGAGGAGCTGGCTACCTCGCGTTCTGGCGTCGATGCCGAGCGCGAACAGTTCGAGCAGGACAAGCAAAAGTGGGAGCGGGAACAGCAACAAAAGGAAACGCAGAGCGCCAATTCCGAGTACCAATCCGGTGCTCGCAACGAAGGCACTACCGCAATCAAGCGCCACCTCACTCAGCTACTTGCCGGCAAGCCAGCCATGAATGCCGAGGATCTGAAGGATACCATTGAGGGAATTGCTCAACGTATTGACAAGATGGCTACAGCGGACAAGGATTGGCTTGCTAAACGCGACGCCATTCTTCGCCGCGGCGATGCCGTCCGTGCGCAACGCTTCGTGCTTGCCAAACTCAACCAACTTCTCCCCGAGGCCGCAAAACAGGAGCTTCGCCGTCTGAACGCATTCGCCAAACCAGTAGCAGGAACGCCGCAGAATCGTCAGCAACCGCAACCTGGACGGACTGTGACTCCCGCCGGTAATGGCATCGTCAGGTTGGCCAAGCAACCAGCTTCCTCGGAAATCAACTGGTCCCGCACAGCATCTTCAGAGGTGATGGCGGGTAAAGCGGTGCTCAAAGATGGGCGCCGTGTCCAGTGGGAATGATACCCACACAAAGGTAATATATGGCCCCAGGCGTAAACGCGCAAACTCAAGGACTTCAGCTAGAAAAAGTCCGCGATAAGGCGTATCTTCTCTACGAGCGCGACGATCTCTTATTCGGTCGTTTCAAGAAACTCGACACCGATGCCGTTTCGTCCCGCCCGGAGCGCGTGCCCATCCAGGCCATTGAGGGTGGCAACCTGCTCCAGTTCAACCCGGACTTTGGCGACATGCAGCAAGGTTCCATGACCACATGGGACTTCGGTACTCTTTCTCAGGTCTACTTTGCCTTCGGTGTCCAAATCAGCAAACTCGCTGAATGGGCAACTGATGAAAAAGAGAAGGCCATTGAGGATGTACCGAGTGCCGAAGTCGAAAACGCCATGCTTCAATTCAGCAAGGCGATCGACAACCTGCTCAACACCGATGGCAGCGGTACTCTTGACACCGTTGTCTCCGTCACTGCTCCTAACATCATCACCGTCAACAATGCCAACCAGTTTTGGGGCAATCAGATCATCCAGGTCGTACCTTCACTCGGCAGCGCACCGCGTGCGGGCTCACCTGTCCAGATCCTCACGACTGACCCCAACGCCAAACAGCTCTATCTTACCGGCCCTTACCCGGTTGGCACCACCGCCGGTGACTTGCTTGTGGTTCAGGGCGCTCCCGCCACTGCCGCTTCGTCTCTTTTGGGTATCCAGTATTACCAGACCCAATCGAATACCGGCACTTGGCTGAACGTACCTCGCACCACTTACCCTGGGCGCCTCCGCACGCCTTACGTCAACGGTAACTCGGGGGCAGTGACGCCTCAAGTTGTCAGGCGTATGCTCAATCAGTTGCGCATCGCCCTGGGCACCGAGGTAGCCGACCGCGAGGACCTGCTTTGGTACATGAACGTGGACATGGAAGCAAGCTGGGAAAACGCCGCCATTGCAGTGTCCCAGATCATTATGAACCAAGTTGGCGGTTCCACCAGCGAGGACATGCTGAAGAAATCCGCACCGGCAACGGCCGCGGGACGCAAGATCCTCACTTCCATCCATGCCAAGTACCAGCGCATTGACGGCTTGTTGCTGAAGTATTGGTTCCGGGCCGAGTCAAAGCCGCTGGACTTCTACAATGTGAAGGGGCAGACCACCTTCCCGCTGTACGCGCCATCTGGCGGACTCTCTGCCGGCGAGATTTTCTATCTCGTTGCAGGGTTTAACATTGCCAACGCTAATCCGCGTGCAGGAACCTACGCCGATTCGTTTGCACTCCCAACTGGCTATTAACAATTAACCGCCAGGGGAGAGCGGAAATCTCCCCAACTTTATGGAGGTGATTATCATGGCGGGAGTAGACGAAAAAGAAATCAGTGAACGGCGAGAACAGATGGCAGTAGGCGGCATCCTGAGTGCCCAGGCCATCGAGAGCCATGAGGCAGCTTTGGCGCATCTGAAGTCAAAAGGCTTCTCTCACGATTACGCCAGTGAACAACTGCATCTGCTCGGTGCTGATGCGGTACTGGCAGCAAAGGCGGCAGAGGAAGCGCCAGCGCCAGTGGAACCGGAAGCGCCGATGCCTGTGCTTACGCCAGAGCCGGTACCTGTTGTAGAGGCTCCTGAGGAACCGGATGCACCGGTACCCGTTGCGGAATCGAAGGAACCGGATGCAGCCCAATCCTAGCTGGGTAGCCGAGCTTGGGAAGGCCGGCAAGAAT